TGGGCTGATCAGTACACATTGACCAATTCGGATTTCACAATGATTCTCAATGTCGGTTCAACCGTTGAGAATGACATCACCGCTTATACCTTTCAGTATGGGGAAACCGTTGATTTTGGAATCTTCTTCAATACCGAGGTAAAGCAGAGCGATATGCTGATGTCATTTGTCAAGATGTTCAACTTGTACATTGAACCTGACAAAGACCAACCCAAGATTCTGCGATGTGTTCCTCGTGATGAGTTCTACAACGGCAGTCAATTAGATTGGACGGACAAATTGGATTACTCACAACCCGTGGAGATTGTTCCAATGGGTGAACTTGATGCAAATCCTTATGTGTTCAGTTACAAGCAAGGCAAGGATGATGGCAATGTTACCTACCAAGAGAACTATCAAACCACCTACGGACAAAGAACCTATCAGGTGGACAATGATTTTGTCAAAAGTGAGAAGAAAATTGAGCTTGCTTTTGTACCTACGCAAATAAAGAACTACGACATCGGACAAAAAAACCTTGTGTTATCCTCTGTTGTAGGCAAAGAGGATGGTGATTTGAGGGTGTTGTATTATGGTGGATTGGTTAGTGGTGTAAGTATAAGATTTCTTACATCTTTTGCTGGAACTTTTTCATTGAGTGCAACCAAAGTTAAGACATCAATTCCATTGACAATCCATTATGATTCACTTTCCAACCCGACAATTGATCTTTTGTTTGGTATGCCGAGAGAAGTTGGTATCGGTGCTGGGTACAATTACACCAATGCAAACCTTGTCAATACTTATTATTACAGATTCATTCAAGAGATCACCAACAAGAACTCTAAAATAGTTAGAGCATATTTTCGCATCACTCCAACTGATTGGTACAACCTACAATTCAAGAATCTGTATTTCTTTGAAGGGCAATACTGGAGATTAAACAAGGTTGAAAACTACAACCCAACAGATGAAGGGGTGTACTTGTGTGAATTCTTGTTGGCTCAATTCATCCCACCCGCCACAATCACCGTTAAAAAGATGGGTGCTGGAACTGCACAAGGTGCACATACAGACATCTATGGTGATGTGTATCCCGGTGGTAAATTCCCAATCAAACCCGGCATCAGCGGAGTTGGAGTTGGCACAAGCGAAGGAAGTGGAATCTTTGTTGGTGAGAACTTCAGCGGAAACGGAATCAACAATAGTGGATTTGGGTCAACCGATATTCACTATCCTGATGGGGTTGATGGTTCGGTGGTTATTGTTTCAAATGATTTCCAACCTACCAAATCCGATACACTCTATATTGGCAATTACGAAATGTACCCAGCCTTTTTAAGTGGTGGTGCAGTTAAGACAGTAACAACCAATTACGATGCAACCAAAGATGATTGGTTGATTCTATGCGATACAACTGCTGGAAGCATCACGGTCAATCTACCTGATCCGAGTGGGTTGCAAGGCAAACATTGGATAATTAAAAAAACGGCAACTGCTCATTCCGTAATTATTTCCACAATTACAACGGCAAAGATTGACGGAGTGGATTCACACACGGACAACCAACTCAATGGATTTGATTGGGTTGCTTGTGACGGAACTAATTTTTACATAATAAGCGAAGGACACTAATGGCATTAAACGCAAGTATTGACTTAACCGTCAACAAACCTGACTTCAAATCAATGAAGGCAGAAATCCGAGAACTGACAGTCGCAGCACAACAAGCCGTGATGCAGTTTGGCGAATTCTCACCCGAAGCAATGAAAGCGGAACACGCTCTCGCACAAGCACGGGATAGAATGGATGACTTCAATGACCGTGTAAAGGCAGTTAATCCGGATAAGTTCTCTCAATTGAACACCGTTGTTTCAGGTGTTGCTAATGGATTCCAAGCAGCACAAGGTGCGATGGCTTTGTTTGGTGATCAGTCCGAGGATTTAGAAAAGACAATGGTCAAACTTCAAGGCGCAATGGCGTTGACTCAAGGTCTTGAAGGATTGGGAAAAGTTCAGCAGCAGTTTAGGGCAATTTTTACAAGCATAGCACTTGGGGCAAAAAGGGCATTTGCTGCAATAAGGGCGGGAATCGGTTCAACTGGTATTGGTTTGATTCTCGTGGCTCTTGGTGCAATCGTTGCATATTGGGATGAAATCAAAGAGGCGGTTACTGGTGTTGATTCCGAGCAAAAGAAACTTTTAGCAGATGCAAAAGCACAAGAAAAAGTTGAACAAGACAAACTTGATACACTTAATTCTCAAGATGATATCTTAAAACTACAAGGGTTAAGTGAAGAGGAAATACTTAAATTAAAAATCAAGCAAACCAGCGCAGTAATCACCCAACTTGAGGCACAATTGACAGCTCAAGAGACGATGAAGCAATCGCAGATAGATGCGGCTCAAAGAAACAAGGACATCCTTCAGGGGATTATTCGCTTTTTGACAATGCCGTTGACTGTGCTATTGACAACCATTGACAAAGTTGGAAAGGCATTGGGGCAAGATTTCGGATTAGAGGAAGCATTTAGCGGTGGACTTGCGAACTTGGTATTTGATCCGAAGTCAGTTGAGAAGGAAGCAAATGTCGCAATTGCGGAAACTAAAAAACAACTTAATAATCTTAAAAACACAAACGCTGGATACCAACTTTCAATCAACGAGATTCACAAAAAAGGTGCGGAAGATAAAAAGAAACTTGATGAGGATGCTGCGCAAAAGGAATTGGATGATGCTGCCAAACTTGCTGATGAGAAAAAGAAAATAACCGAGGACACTTTAGCAGCGGAAGCATCTGCACGAGATGCGGCAAGACAAAAAGATTTGGCATTGATTACTGATGAAGGCGAAAGAATTCAAAAAGAATATGAGAACAAATTAGCAGCACTTCAAGAATCACAAGCCCAAGAATTAAAAGCAGTTGAAGGGAATGCCGCAGCCATTGCAGCAATTAATCAAAAGTATAACGACTTGCAAATTGTGGCAACTGCGGAAGTGGATGCAGCGGAACTCAAACTTGCAGAAGAAAGAGCAGCAAAACAAAAGGAGATTGATGACAAAGCCACCGACGATGCACAGAAGAACGCAGACAAAATAATCAAGCAAGAAGAAGCCAAACAACAAGCAAAAGAAGACCTTTACAAAGCATCAATAGATTTGGCAAATTCAATTGCTGCATTGGCTGGAGAGCAAACCAAAGCTGGTAAGGCAATTGCTTTGTCAGTTATTGCAGCAGATACGGCAATGGCAATATCAGGTGCATTGAAAGTTACTCAATCCGCTTCACCCGACAACATCGCCACCGGTGGTCTTGCTGGTGCTGCCAAATATATCGGATTGGCTGCAATGATTTTGACCAATGCAAAGAAAGCGAGAGACATCCTCAAAGGTGGTCAGCCATCCGCACCAACTGGAATGCAATCAAGCGGAGGAGGATTGCCACAAATGGCAGCACCACAAATCTCATCCACATTGCCACAAGTAAGTGGATTTGATCAGCGAGTTTATGTGACCGAGGGTGACATCTCACGCACACAAGGTCGGGTTGCATCGTTGAAAAAGGTATCTGTTACACAATAACGCTATTTGAATAAGATGAAACTTCCAGTTTACAAATTAGACATCAACGAATTTGACGAGGAAACAGGCATTGACTTTGTTTCGCTTGTTGAAAACGCAGCCATTCAAAAGGACTTTTTAGCATTCAGCGAAACGCCTATCAAATTTGCCATCCAAGATGAGGAGAAAAGAATCGTGACTGGTGCTGCGATGATTGCCGATTTACCTATCTATCGCAGAGATGACATTCGTGGTGAGTACTATGTGGTGTTTGACAAGGAATCCATCTTCAAGATTGCGAAGAAATGGGCGAGGTCAAACCAATACAACTCCGTGAACGCACACCACAAAACACCGATAATGAATGGAGTAAGTTTGTTTGAATCATACATCATAGATCGTGAAAGAGGTGTGATGCCACCAAAGGGATTTGAAGAAGTTGCCGATGGTTCTTGGTTTGTCTCTTATCTCATTGACAACGATGATGTGTGGGCAAAAGTGAAATCAGGTGAGTTCAAAGGATTCTCGGTAGAGGGGGTTTTTGATTTCCCTGAAGACAAAGAAGAACAACTCATTGAGCAGATGAAAGAGATTCTTTCCAAGTGGAATGGAAAGTAAAATTGCAACAAGTAAAAACAAAATCTAATTTATATCAAAATGAACGCAAAAGAAACACTCAAGGAAATCCGCACGATGTTGGGATTCTCCGAAGAAGAAATCAAAGTTGAGATGGCAACTGCCACCTTGACTGATGGAACAATCGTTGAATGGGAAGGTGAATTGGTTGTAGGAACTGCCATCTTCGTTCAAACTGCCGAAGGTTCAATTCCAGCACCTGACGCAACTCACGAGGTTGAAGGTGGTTTGTTGGTGACAACTGTTGACGGTATCGTTACTGAAATCGTTGAACCCGAAATCGAAATCGAAGTTGAAGCCAAAGAAGAGTTTGCAACCGTTAGTCATTTCAATGATGTTGTGAGCAAGTTGGAAAGTGCAATCGCAGAATTGTCTGCAAAAGTTGTGGCTTTGTCTGCATCTAACACCCAGCACAAGGAAGCAATGAGCAAGGCAATTGACTTGATTGAAAAGGTTGCCGATTTGCCAAGCGAAACCCCAATCAAAACCCCAGTTTCAAACAAAAAGAACGATCAGTTTGAAGCACTTAAAAAATTCAAAAACGCAATAAACAAATAAAAACATGGCATTTTCAGTCGGAACACTCGCAAACTACACCAACGAACAGTCAACAGACTTGTTGGTAAAGGCTCTTTTCGGGAGCAAAACTGCAACCTTGTTGCAATCTTCTAACCAAGTTCAAGTAGGTATCAAATCTGCTGCCGCTTTGAACATCCTTGCTTCAACTGTTTTCTTTCAAGCAGACGGTTGTGGTTACAACCCAAGTGGTACAACTGCCTTCACTCAACGCAATATCACCGTTGGTGCAGTAAAAGTTGAAGAAACTCTTTGCCCAAAGACATTGGAAGCAAAGTGGATGCAAACTCAAATCATGCCCGGTTCACCAACTATGATTCCTTTTGAAGAGCAAGTAGGTGCTGAAAAGGCTGCCGTTATTGCACAAACTTTGGAAGTTGCAATGTGGCAAGGTGATACCGCTTCAGGTAATCCTAACTTGAATCGTTTTGATGGATTCACCAAAATTGTTGCTGCCGCTTCTCCAGTATTGGCAAACGCTGCACCAACTACCTTCACTTCAATCACCGCTGCGAATGTTGATGATATCTTGGATCAAATCTACGCTAACATCCCTGCTGCCGTTGCTGAAAAGAACGACTTGGTTTGCTTCGTTGGTATTGATGTTTACAAGTTGATGTTGGTTAACTTGAAGAACGCTAACTTGTTCCACTATGTTGCCGATGCTGCCACTTCAATGGAGATGATCTACCCCGGTACAAATATGAAAGTAATCGGAGTTGGTGGTTTGAACGGAACTAACAAGATTCACGCTGGTTCTTTGAGCAACTTCTTTATGGGTACTGACTTGATTGACGAGCAAGAAGAAGTGAAAATGTGGTATTCACAGGACAACGATGAAGTTCGTGTTCGTTTCACTTTCAAAGCTGGTGTGCAAGTTGCATTCCCCGGAGAAATCGTTTACTTCACCCTTTAATCTTCATAAAATATGCCCTGTTTACTCACACAAGGATTCACTCTTGATTGCAAGGATGCAGTCGGAGGTATCAAATCAATCCACCTTATCACTTGGGTTGATTCAAAATTCACAATTGCAAGTGGTGAAGTAACTGGCACAACCGTTGCAAGTGGTGATGTTTACGATTACGAGTTGCCGAAAGGTACTGGATCATTGACCATCACCACCAATGTATCTGTTGAGAACGGAACATCATTCAACCAATCGGATGTTGTTTTCAAACTTCGCAGATTGTCAACCACCAAGCGTAACGAAATGAAGCTCCTTGCTCAAGGTCGTTGCTATTGCATCGTTAAGAACAACAACGATGAGTATTGGTTGGTCGGCAAGGAGTACGGATGTGATGTGACTGCAATGGTTGCTAACACCGGTACTGCTATGGGCGATAGTAACGGTTATGAAGTTA